GATCGTGAAAGACATGCCGCTAGATTGGCGGCCATGTCAAGCAAGCTGGACTAGGATCGGTCAACCCAGTCAGCCCACACCGTCAGCCCTTTGACGATGCCGTCGATAACGATGTAGACGGCACAACCAATCAGCATAACTCGCTCGGCATCGCTCATGACTCGTCTTTGCCTAGTTTCTGCTGCATGTCGCGGTGCATCAGATTACACAGCACGCTACGCACACCGCCGGGGCCGGAGAACTCTTGCATATTCCATGTTAGCCGGATGATTTGATCCACCGCGTGCCGTTCCTGCCGCGTTAGCCCAGGAAGCGAGTCTAGCGCAGCGAGGTCAAGAAGGTGCCTTGAGTTGAAGGTTTCGGGCGGCCGAGAAACTGAAGCCTTAGGTATGTCCATGTCCATCGTTTTCCTCCTGCGTAAAACTACAACATCCTGAGCCGGGCAAGCGGGGAGGCTGACGCTCGGGAAAGGAGACCGTGCGTCCGCACTCAACCCGCCGCCCGGCTCAGGTGACCGATTCTGACCGGTTCTCTGAGTAAGCGATCACGGCCTTGAGCCGCTGCACCTCGTCCAACAGTCGCCGCACATGGGCGGCCAGCGTGCCGCTGGTGCCTGTCCATTGGGCCATGAACCTGTCGGCGTCGCGGCGGCACTGCGCCAGGTAGTCGTCAGGCAGCGGCTCAACCACGGCGGTGCTCGCGGTAGACGACCAAGGCGATGGCAGCGTAGGCGGCGATGTCTAGCAGCGTGTCCTCCACGCCGTCGAACTCCACCTGGCCACGGCGGAAGAACGCCCGCAGTCGCTGCATCTTGTCCGCCATCCGCAGCACGCACGCGGCGTAGGCCGGCACGTTGATGACGTCGGCAGAGTTGCGGATGTTCGCCAGTGCGTCTTCATCAACGCCGTAGTCCAGCGTCTTCCGTAGGTGCAGCTCGCGGAGCTCCTCGAGCACGGCGATGAACGAGTCGGTGCCGGGCCGGTACTTCTGAAACGCCGGCGTCCACTCCGCGTATGTTTCGCCCGGCTCGGGGTCGCCCTGGTCCAGACGGTATCCAACCATCTTCGGATCGTCGGCCGGAGTCGCCGCCATGCGTGCCGCCACTGCCGCCCGCAGAGACTCCACCGACTGATCTAGGCTCACACTCACGATTTGTCCTTTCTCAAGTCCCGGTCACAAAACAATGGATACGCACGCGTCACCTCGTTCCGGCCGTGGTCGATGATCGCCATGCCCTGGCACGGCCGCTCGGGGCTCGCCTTGATGCGGACAGCGTAGGCGCTGTGTCCAATAACGCTGCCGTTGGCGACGTAGCGTGCGCCACGCAGCCAGCCCCATGAGTGGTAGTGGCCGAATATCGTCAGGTCGGCACGCCGGTGTGCGTCCCATCCGGCGATTGCCTTGCTCGCCGGCAGGGCCAGGCCGTACACGCCGCCGGCATACCGGATCGCATGGCCGTGGCAGTGACGCACAAGGAACTCGTCGAGTTCCACATAGCCGAGGTGCCCTTCTGCAATCTGCCACTCGACGTTTTTGTTTTGCTCCTCGCGGGCCAGCGTGAAATACATCATCTGTTCCCACGAATGCTCAAGCTCCGTGGCGATGCGGTTTTTCTCCGTGCTGCGTCCGTGGTTGCCGGCGTTGGTGCAGACGATCACGGAGTCGGCCGCCTGGGCCACGCGGTCGATCAGTCCCCGCAGCCGCTCGGCAATCCACCGCGTGGCGTTCATTGGCGAGAGTTGGGCCACCTCGACGCAGTCCGGGTGAATGTGCCCCGTGATGAAGTCGCCGCCCAGCCAGATGAGCACGCGTCGCACGTCGGCCTGGTTCCGCTCGTGCTCGAGGCAGTCGATAAACCGCTCCTCGAGCTCGGCCATCCGCAACTGGCACACGTCGAGCGAGTAGTCGTTCTCGCCGTTGACCGTCTCAGGCAGCACGCGCTCTTCGCAGTGAACGTCCGACAGCATGAGGATTGCGGTGGCCTCGTGCCGCTGGCGTTTCCGCGCCTTGACAGTTTTGGTCAAGGGTGCCGGGCGGATGCCTTGCAGGGAGGCGAGCGAGTCGGCGCGTTCCCGCTCGCGGTCGATCTGCGACAGCGCCGCCTTGTATTTGCCACGCAGCGATGCGACCTCGCTCCGCAGCCGGGCAAGCTCTGCATCGGCGGCGAGCTGGTCAGCCGAGGCCAGCCGCTCCGCAACGTCGTCCGTTATTTTTCGCTTAGCCATATGGCCACCTGCCTGGGGCGTGGCATCTCAATCCCACGGTCGCTCAGCGTCTCCGTGATCGCCGCAGCCAGCCGCGTGAGGTTCACGTTGCCGAGCTCGCCGCTGCGGTAGCGGTCGCGAATCGCGTTGACCTCGGCCGCCACGTCTGGCGGCAGCTTGTGGTGCCATGCGTATGAGAACCGCACGGGCGTCACGCGGCTCATGATGTCGGCGGCGAGCGTTGCTTTTGGCATGGCTACTCCTTCGGCGTCATCGTGTAGAGCATCTTGAGCGCCCGCCGCTGCACCTTCGCCAACTCCGTGATGGCTTCCTCACTGATGCTCGGCCCGAGCGTGGCGTGTGCGATCTCGTGCAGGATCGTCTCGACGCGTGACCATCCACGGCAGCGTTCATCTATCAGGATGCGAGGCCGCGCCGAGTTGTCAAAGAACGTCCACCCAGCGGCGTCGCCCTTGAGGCGGGTGAACCGCAGCAGCCACCGCTTGCCCTCAATCGTGATGTGGTGGTCGCGTGCCATGCGTCAGCCTTTCGCAGCCAGCCACAGCCCGTAATTGGCTGCGGCGTAGCCCAAGTAGGCGAGGCCCAATCCGGCCTTCCCGCTGCGAATCAAGTCCGCAGCGACGACGAGGTAGATGACGCCAGTGAGGGCGATGAGCCACGGTGCCACGGGCCGGTTCCTTTCGCCGGCCAGTGTGGATAACGTGTCAAGTCTGACCCGGCGGCAGCCCGAGCTTGGTGCCCAGCCGGTTGAGCGCGGCCTGGCGTTTGCGGCATCCGCAGTCCTTGACGCCCACCTTCGAGGCCACGGCCTGCACACGCTCTTTCGTGATGCCCACCGCAGACAGCCCGGCGGCCACCATGTCGCCGAGGCCAGCGGCAGACTGCTTGCGCGCGGCTGCCTCACGGGCGCGTCTCAAAACGTCAATGCGCCATTGTTCCATCACGCGACCGTCACTGTAGTCCCGGCAGGAACCTGACCCTCTGGAACTGTGTAGGTGCCGGCCTGCGGACACTCGCACGCGCTACCAAGGTCAACAAGAATGGAAGCAAAAGAGACGCAATCAAAAGGAAAATTATCGGCCCCGATATTTAGTGCCCACCTGCCTTGCGAGCAAAACAGCGTAACGCTGACAAAGTTTGGCTCGCCGCCCTGCCAGCCGCGAGACGATGGGTCGTCCGCGTTCAACTGATCTTTTGTAATCGTATACGTCAGCGTTGTATTGCAGTCAGGGTCAAAAGCGCCTTCTGTGTCAAACGTCACTTCAAAACTTTCCGGGCACTCGTCGTACGCCAAATTGTCGCAATCAACGCACGGCCCGGCTTCGTCCTCGCAGCAACACTCCTGCTCCGTGCCGATCTTCCCGTCACGCATGACGACCTTGCCGTCTTGAAACGTGATGAGCGTCATGGGCTCGCCGTCGCCGTGGCGCAGGTGGTGACAGAGAACCACTTGAGGCACGCGCCTTCGTGCCCCAGCACTTGCGTCTCGTATGCCTTGAAGTCAGGCAACTCCGCGAGATCGACGTTCCCAAACGGAATCGAGCCGCTCCACTTCCACGCGACGTAATCGCTGCCGCCGTCGTCAATCGTGACACTCGTGATCGTGCCGAACGTCGGGCTTCCTGGCGACGTATCGACGACTGGCGTGAGCACGGCCCCTGACCCGGCGCTCGGCGTCAACTGCACGATCGTCGTGGAGAGCGTCCATGTGTACGGCGTCAATGCTGACGACTCTTTGTAGTATTTGCCGCCACTCACGACCGATGCCCCGGCAGTGTCGAGCGACAGCACGGCCGCCACTTCCTCGGTTGCCGAGTTCAGCGGCGAGACTGTAAGCGTTTGCGGCGTGAATGCACCCGTCGGTCCCGCGGCAGTGATGCCGCTGATCCGCCAGTAGGGGATATCGCACTCTCCGGCTTCCTCTGCATAGGACAGCGTGAACGTCACGGCGGTCGATGCCGCGGACACGCCGACCGTCGGCTGCTCTCGGCCAAGCACGGCGTACCCAGAGCCGCCTGTCACCATGTCGATGTCGGTGATCGGGCCTGGGCCGCTGTTGCCAGCCGGCTCGGGGGTCGTGCCGATGTTCACGTCACGCACGATCGCGACGGCACCGGAGCCGTTGCAATTCGTGACGGTCAGCGTAACCAGATATTCCTTCCACGAGCCGCACAGCCCGCCTTGCTCAATCTCGATGGCGTGTTGCTCGCCAGCCGCCTTCGCAAACAGCACGCTCCGCGAAGCCGTGTTCGGGCTCTGCGAGTTCATGTCTAGCGGCAGCGTGACGTTCTTGACGCTGTACGTCGCCGTGCCGCCGGCTAGGGTGACTGTCTTGTATTCGTCTTTTGGCCACGGGCCGGTGAAGGTGCCGAGACGCACGCCGCTGCCGCCGGCAAACGCACCATCGAGAGCGCGGTCAAACTTCAGCGGCGCGCCGTCTCGCTCGCCCGTCTCGACGATGCGAACCACGCGAGCGATGCGTTCAGCCGCACCGCGAGTGAAGTCAACGCGGGCGGTGCTCACGCATCACTCCTCGAAAATCTGGAGCAGCAGCCGCGAGTCAGGGGCGTCGGCTTGCGCGGCATAGTTGCCGGGTGCCAGCCGCAGGAGCGCCGCGTCACCTGCCTTGAGTCGCACGACAGAGAACAGCGTCGTGCCGCTGACGCGACCGAACGACACCGTATGCGTACCACTGGTCGCCAGCGACCGGGCGAACGTCAGCCCGAGAGCCCCGGCCGACGCTGTGCTGATCGCCTGCGTAGACGTGCCGACGTTGAGCGTGATCGCTAGCAGCCCCGCCGTGGCGAAGTCGCTCGTGATGTTCGAGGCGTTGACGTTTTGTTGCAACGCACCGGCGTTGACGTTGAGATTCACGCTGTAGGAAAGATCGGCCATGGCAACTCCTAGCTCGGCGGCGTGCCGAAATACTGGGACATATCAATTCGCTTGTAGACGCGACGCGTCAAGATCGCAGGCAGCGTTGCCCCGGTCTGCTTGCCGCCGCTGCCGTTGAGCGCGATCGGGTTCGCCGAAGGGATCTGCTCGCCGTCCGGCCCTTCCACGTCGGCGCGTTTTTTCGTGCCGCCTTCGATGAAGTTGAACCCCACGTCGGGAAGCAACAGATTCCACCCAGTTTGGCGGCCGAGCAATTCGCTCGTGATTTTCCAGTATCGCACTTCCTGGCCGTTGACCTGCTCGGTCACCTGCTCGCCGGAAATGCCTTGCACCTTGATGCAATCTTGCGGGAACCCGGCGTATACGCTTTCGTTCACGCAGTTCGTGACCGCTGCCGCGAGGGCAGAGGGGAAACTTTGCCGGTTGCTCTGGATGGTGATTTTCTGTTGGGCTTCATCGACCGTCAGCCCCTCGAAGTAGTCGCCCGCCGAGTTCGTCAGCGGCTTCTGTGTGGAGCCGTCATAGTAGAAAAGCGCCGGCACCGCGACGCCTTGCGTCTGAAACTTCCAGATGTCGGGACGCAGCCACGGCAGGAGGTCGGGGTCGCGATCTTCGTTCTCGGGTATCGCGTAGTCGGCAATGACCTCTGCCCAGTACCGATTGCCTTCATACGCCTCATTGACCGTCAACTCTCGGCATCGTGCCGCTGGCACCTCGGGATGCGGCGCGCCGTGCTGAGCGCCGACGGTCGCCACCATGAGTCCCGAACTCGTGTCGGGGTTGTTCAGCGTGAGAATGAACCGACGCTGAAACTCCGGCGACGCGCCGATCAGGTGTGTCGCGGTACGCGGCAGTTCTCGCCAGGAGTGAACGCTCATCACCCAGTCCCCGCGAGGATGTCAACCTTCTCGGCGTTGAGCTTGGCAACCTCTTTGCGGAGGTTCTCAAGTTCCTTCGTTTGTTTCTTCGCTTCCGCAATCGCCGGGTCTTCCTGCAACGTGTCGAAGAATGCAGAGATGCCGCCGCTGCGGATGTCGTTGATTTCGATGGAGCCGGTGCGGATGCCGGCAAGCTCCTCGGCACGCTCGCGTTCGATCTCGAACTGGCGGTCGCTGAATTGCTGTTGCTTGTCGAGAATCTGTTCGTTGATGCGGGCAATCGCGTCGGCTTGGCGTTTCGCTTCTTGCTCTGCTTTTTTGGCTGCTTCTTCCGCTGCCTTCTCGGCAAGCTCCCGTTCTTTTGCCGCGCCGCTGGCAACGTCACGCTCGCGGGCCGCCACCTGATCGAGCGTCGCCAGCCGCGAGGTAGCAGCGTCGATAGCGGCTTGGTCGCCAGCCGCGCGAGCCGCTTGCAACTGCTCTTCAACGCGGACGATTTCCTGTTGAATCTGAAGCAGATTGTCGGCCGCCCTCGCCCGGCTTGAGTCGCCGCCGAATTGCTCATCGATGCGGATCTGTTCAAGGTTCGCGTCGATGATGTCCTGCACCGCCTTCGCTTCCGCCTCGGCTCGCCGCTGGGCTTCCTCCGCGAGCCGCTTGTTCTCGTCGGCAACCTGCCGGGCCACGTCAATCTGCTTCTCAAACTCCGCCGTCGCGTTGGCGACACCGCGGGCGTATTGCTCTGCGTTGAGTTCGCCTTCGTTCGCCTGCTCCTGCAAGTCTGCGAGGGCTTGCTGGAACTGAAACGCGGCATCGAAGCCAGCCTGTCCGAACTCGCCTGCCTTGGCGATCGCGGAGTCGAGACCCTTTTGCGAGTCGGCGAACGCCTTGTCGAATGCTTTGACTTCTTCCGCAGTGCGAGTCACCGCCTCGGCAGTCTTGCCGGTCGCCGTCGCGGTCTCTTCGGCAGTCGAGAAGAACGACCGAAAGAATCCGATCGTGCCGTTCACGGCATCGCCGAATACCCCGAACGCAGAGCCGATCGCATCCAGCACCGGGCCGAGCACAGTGCCAATCGTCTGGGCAACCACCGTCACGATGTTGATAAGCCCGCTGAACGCCTTCGCCACGCCCTCCACAATTCCGACGAATGGCAGGAGCACCGACTGCCCCAACCCGGTAAGTGCCACGCCAACCTGATCGAACGCAGCGCCGAGCCCCGCGAACGCCGTGCGGTCGGTATCGCTTAGCGCTGCCCCGAACGTCTGAATATCTTCGGCAGCACCCCCCAGCTCGTTGAAGAACGGAAGCAACTGCACGCCGCTACGACCAAACAAGGCAATCGCCGCAGCCGAACGCTCGGCAGGATCTTCGATCGCAGCCAGCCGCTCGCCGATCAAGTCAATCCGCTGCTGCTCAGACAGTGCGCCGAAGTCTTGCACCGACACGCCGAGTCGCGACAGCGCCGCCTGGGCTTTCTTGCTTTCTTCGTCGGCACCAGCGAGCGTGTTCTGAAGCCGGGCAAACGAGCCGCTCAACTGCTCAATCGACACGTCGGCACGCCTGCCCGCTTCCTCTAGCGTCTGCACGAACTCGAACGACACGCCCAACTGATTCGCCAGCCGCCCCAGCCTCTCGACGCGATCCTCTAGGCTGATGAGCCCACGGGCAACCGCAGTCGCCCCGGCAGCGAACGCCGTGATGCCTGCAAGGGCGAGCGTGAACGGGTTTATGAGCGCCGTGACCGACGCGGCAAGCGCGCTGAATCCTTGAGCCAGGCCGCCGGCAAAGATCCTGGACAGCCCTTCGCTCGCGCTCGCAATGCCCGAAATCCGGCCCGCGATGTTGCCGAGCGGGCCGGGCAGCACGGCGAACACGCCAGACAGTTCGTTGAACTTGAGCGTCGTATTTTCAGCGGCAGTGTCGATTGCAGTCGTCTGCACCGCCAACCCGCGGGCCGCACGCTCTGCATCGGTCAAGCCCTTCGCCGCAGATTCGACAGCACGGGCGTAGGTCTCTTGCGAAATGCGACCGGCGTTGACTTGCTCAGTCAGTTCCGCCTGAGCCCGGTCGAACCGCTCCAGCGTCGTGAGGTTGGCTTCGGTGATTTGCTGCGCCCGCTGGAACGCTGCCGCCTCTTTGTTCGCCGCCTCGGCCAGCCGCTCGAATGCCGCGGCAAACTGTGTCGCGGCCCCCGGCCCGCCGTCGCGGAGCGTGTTGATGAGGTCTTGTGACTCTTTCTCAAAGCGAGCCTGTGCCGCCGCCGCCGCCTCGCTGCCGCCCGCGAACTTGTCGAACTGCCCGGTGAGCTTGTCGGCCTCGTTGCCGAGGTTGACCAGCGCACGCTGCACCGGATCAAGCCGCAGCCCGCTGGCGTCAGCCGTGACCCGCAGCGCCAGTGAGAGGACGTTAGCCATTGCCGTCTAGTTCAAGATCACCGAGCCCGAGTTGCCGTCGCAATTCCAGAAGCGCCGCCATGTCCTGCGACTCGTGTTGCGGTGGCTTCTCCACCGGGTTGAAGTCATCGACTTTTGGTCGCTTCTGATTCTTGCCAACGTGCGGTGCTAGGAGGGCCGTGACGACGAGTGCCGTTTGCCGCCACGAATCGGGCAGTGCCGAGTAGTAGCGGTTGTAGGCGATCCACTCGGAGAACTCCGCGGAATCCATCCGCGTGCCCAACTCGCGAACCGTCATCCGCAAGTCCCGCGCGACGGCGAACATGTACCGCCGCGTGTGGCTTGCGTTCAGCCTTTTCCCAACTCTTGAACGTCCTCCTCTGTCATGCGGTTGTGCTTCATCGCCTCGTCGAACAGCCGGCCCATCACGGCACCGGACTTCTCGGAGAGCTTGTCGATCTGGTCACGGCTGAAGAGCAGTTTGCCGGTCTCATCGCACAGCACGCCCGCGAGGTACTGCGTGCGGAAGTTGTCGATGCCGGTATCTTTCTTGCCGATCCACTTTCGTTCGTACGCGTCGCGCTCGCCCACGCTCATCACGCGAATGAACACGTCGCCGCCCCACTCGGGAACGGAAACCTTTTTCAGCCCCATGTCGTCAGCCGCGAGAATCTGTTCTGCCGTCAGTGCCATGTGTCACGATCTCCTAAGGATTGGTCGGAGCGCCGACCGTATCCTGCACTCTAAAGGTGATGACAAATCTCACGGCGTCGTTCGCGGTCGATTCGACGCGGTAGCCGCTGTAGATGCAGTCGCTGTTGAACAGCGTCACCGGGCCGCCGCTGGACGGTGCGATAATTGTCAGCTGCTTCCGGCGGCCGTAATCCGACGTGGCGAGATTCGCCAGCGAGAAACAGTTCAGCCGCACTTCGCCGAGATTCGGCGTCCAAGCCACGGTGCGTCCCTGCGGCAGTTCGCCGCGGAACACGTCGGCTTCAAGGGTCTGCACCTCCTGAAGCGTCTGGCCGCCCCAGGTGAACGTGAAGCCTTGGCACGGTATCGCCATGACGGGCCTCCGTCACGGCTTAGCGAGCGACCGTCAGCGTCGCCTGCCCGCGGATGGCGTCGTTCGTGGCGAGCGTCAGCGTCGAACTGGCGACGGTGTAGTAGCTCGCGGTGTTGCCGCCCGACAGCGTGACGCCGGCCACGGTGATCGAGTACGTGCCGGTCGAGCCGTCGAGGATGACGGTGCGGCCGATGTAGTCGAACGTGACCTGACGGCCCGAACCGCCATCGTCAGCCGGCACCACGAGCGGCGGCGTCAGCCGCGCGGCAAGCTCGCCGGTCGTCTGGCCGAGGTGAGCCACGTCGATCTGTGCGTCAGCGGCCGCACCGGGGTTCGTGTTCGAGAGCACGATGTTGCTGATGTAGAAGTTCGTCGTGCTCGCGCCGGAAACGCCGCTCAGGGTCAGTTTGGTCGCGCCAGCGGTATCGTGCGGAGTGTAGAAAGACACGGCGTCAAATCTCCTGCCAGAGGACTGTGTACGTCTGCGTCACGCTATAGACCGGCGGGAGGTCGCCGCCGGCCAACTGCACGAACCCGTCGCTCTCGTTCAAGAGCGACACGTTCCTCACTGATATGAAGTTTCCCAGCGACCCCCCGAAACCATCCAGTGTCGCCCGGCAGCGGTCGGCAAGTTCCCTTACTGCCTCGTAGGTTTCGGCGTACATATCCACGGCGAGCGTCACGGTGGCGATGCCAGACGGGCCATTGAGGGTCATTTCCCGCTGCACCCCCTGCCGCCTCCACGTCAGGAACGGGATCGCCGCGGACGCCGGGGCCAGCACCGGATACACCCGGTCGCCGACGATCTCGGCCACTGCCGGGGCGGCTTTCAGCTGGTCGGCCAGGAGGCGTTCGGGGGATTTCATCAGTCAATGGATCCAGTAGCGGAGCGCGATAGCGTGCCGATTGCTTGCTCTAGGCTGATACGCAGTTCCCGCTGGAGAATTTCTCCAACCGTTGCCTGCGTGCGATCCCATGCGGTTTTCAACGGGGGCAGTCCGCTGGAGCCGCCGGCAGGCATGGGGGGGATCGAAATCGGCGAACCAGATTTTCTGAAGAACGCATTTGGGTATGAAGGTTCCGTCTGCACCCGATGCGGAGCCCCAGAGCCGCGAGGCGGGCGAGGGGTCGGCACGAATCCCTTGAAGCCCCCGAGCTTGTTGAAACTGCTTGCGATATACCCGCCTTGACGGGCGACAGAGTGAGACTGAACTTGCGCAACTACGCCAGACTGCATCGTTCGCTTGTGAGCCTTGCGGGTGTATGGCTTGTCGGCCGGCTTGCTGATCGTTCGCTCGTTCGTGCCTTCCTCTAGCCAATACTGATGCCTGGCTCGGTCTGGCCCTTTTCGCACGCTGCCTCCGGCTGCACTTTCAGAGTCGCCCCTCGCCGCCCTGCGGAACCCAAGCACGGCAACAGCAACTCCGTCGTCTCGGTAGGCAATGACTTTGCTCTTGATGGCTCGCCGAAGGTTGCCGGTCGGGCCAACCGGCGTGATCTGCTTGAGTGCTTCCTCCGCAGGCTTGATCGCTTTTTCAAGCGCAGCCTTCAAAACAACCGCGGCACGCTGGCGGCCAAACACTTGCCCAATGTCTTTCTGAAGTTGCTGCAAGCCGGCAAGCTCGGCTGAGATTTCGATTTTGCCCAGTGCCATCAGTCCACCCGCTCCGTGCAGAGGGCTTCGTGCTCGCTGCGATTGTTGTGTTCCAGCAGCGAGCTCATCTCCAGCACCCGCCCGCGCCACAGGAACCGCATCGTCGCCTTGAGCCCCGGCACATAACGCAGCCGCACGCGGTGCGTGATCTCGGTTTGCTGCTGCCCTTGAAGCAAAAACTCCCGGCTCGATAGCCCGTCCACGCTCGCCCACCGCTCCGCGAACGTCGTCCACGATTGCACGACCTCGCCCATCGCGTTCCGAGTCTCGGTCGCCTGCTGAATCGTCACGCGTTCCCGCAGGCGGCCGGGGTCAATCATGAGCCGTACAGCACGAGGGTGTAGTTCGCCGTGCCGGCGGTGCCGACCACGTTGATCGAGAACGACACCGTTTCCAGTGCCTCGGAAACCGCGATCTGCCCCGAGCGGGAATAGATCGTCCAGTCGTCGATGCCGCAGCCGCCAGACCCGTCGCACGCGACCAGATTGGCACCGTCCGCCTGGAACGCCACCCGCGACACGCTGGCAAACGACACGACCGAGCCGGCCGCGTTGCGGTACGTCGTCGGGGCCACCGCCACCGTGCTGACCGCGGTGCCACAGGTGCCGGTGACGACGGCGACTTTTCCGAAGTCATATTCGGTGGCGTGCTGCAGCGTGATCGTCTTGAGCGACTTCGCTCCATCCGCGACCGTGGAATCCGTGAACAGCACGTCGATGCCGAAGCGGCCTTTGACGCTCATCGGTACGCCCCCCATTTCGCAGAATCGAGGAGCGACTTCACGCCGAACGGAATCTCACTCAGGCTCGCTTGGTCGGCCGCCATCCGGCGTTCGTACCACATGCCCACGAGCCAGAGGATCGCGTTCTTGATCCGTTGAGGCACGCTCGTGCCGTCGCTACCCCGACCGCCCCACCAAGTCACGGCGACGGCGTTGTAATCGAGAAGGTGCGACGGCCACGAGTCGTTGTAGAGAGTGCGAAGCACGCCAGGCACCGCGTCGCGGTCAACCCGGTACTTCGCCGTGGAGAGCGTGGCGGTGCTCTGGTTCTCCAGCGTGTAGGTCACGCTCACCGCCGTGGTCGTGCCCGCGGTCGCCATCGGCGGGCGGGGAAGCTCGATCTCCACCGGGAACGAATCGAGCGTCATGCGGTACTGCGTGTGCACGAACGTCTCGTCGCAGTACGCTTCGCACCACTCACGGGCCGCCGTGATGAGGGCCGAAATGTAGGCGTCGTCGGTGTCCGTATCGACGCGACAGTGCGTCTTCGCTTCGGCCAGCGTGACCGGCTCAACCGCCGGCTGGGTCAGGGTCTTGAGGCTGCGGTATCGCACGCGGTGGGCGTCCTCGTTTTCTCGGCGTCACGTCGGCACGCTCGCCGGCCGGCTCCATCGCCGCCGTCTCGATAATCAAGTCGTGCTGCGGCTCCCGTACGGCGATGCCGTCGCGGATGAGCCGCTGTGCTGTCTCGTCCTCGCAATCGACAATCCGCCCGACCGTGTAGGTCGAGTAGTTCCGCACAAGTTTGATTTTCACGATTTGGGCACGCTCCACGCAGTTTTCGGCTTACCGTTCGCCGTGTAGTCGCCGACGTATTGAAACACGGGCTTTTGAAGATCCGGCCCCGGCCAGACCGAGACGTACTCGCCGTGGCCGATGGTCACGCGCGGCGTGATGTAGACGCGGTTGCCGGCTTTGCGGAACTGCTTCCAGAACCAGATATCAGCGTCGCACCGCCCGTCGCCGTACTCGCCGGCTGCGTTCGGGTGGTCTTGAAACCACGGTTTCGGCGTCCGCTTGAGTGCCTTGGTCGAGATAAGGGTGCAGCCAAAGTGAGCGGAGTCCACTTCCTGCACCGGCTCGGCAAACCACGACATCGGCAGTTCGGTAGACCCGCCGCCCGGCGGATTGTCGAGGGTGCCGGGCAACGTGAACATCGGGCGGCCGTCCTCGCGTTTGACTTGCAGCGGAGCGAGGGCGTCGCACTGAAACGCCATCGCGATCGCCACGAGTTCGCTCACCTCACGCTGCCCCCAAAACGAATCGTAGTCGGTCGTGAGGATGAACTCGGTGGAATCGACGAACTGCTCCATGCACCGCTGGAGCACTTGACCCCACAGCGCCCCTTGCCCGAGCGTCGGGCGGATGCCGAGCGGCATGAGCGCCTGAGCCCAGCCAAACAGATTCGCGAGCGGGCCGAATCGTGGGCCGCTCATGACGCACTCGATCCGCACCTCGACATCGGTGTTGCCGACTTTGACCAGCATGAGCGCTCCAAAAACAGAGATGGCGGGCACGGCTCATGCCGCACCCGCCATTCACTGTGTCGAGGCTGTCAAGCCGATCAGCCGCTGTACTTCGAGAGCACGCCCTTCGCGGCGGCCGACTCGGGGCCGACCTCGCCCTTGCCGAGCCGAGCCACGATCGTGGTCGCAAGGCTGGTCGCGGGCGTGGCGTCTACCTTGAGGTAGCGACCCTTGCCGCGGCAGTCCACGTCGAGACGCACGACGCTCGGCTGAGCCGTCACGGCCACGCTCGCAGCGGGAACCGCCACGGTGTAGACCGAGGCACCCGCCGTGTTCGTGTCGCCCTGCGTCAGGGTCAGCACGTTGAGGATGCTCGCCGAGGTGTTCGCCGGGGTCGCCGAGACCGCCACGACCACATCGACCGACGCGTAGTCGTAGCCGAGGGTGTCGATGGTCAGCGTCGCAGTGCCGGCGGCACTCGTCACCGTGGTGCCCACGACCGTCTTGGTTGCTTCGAGATGGTTCACGAGTCAGATTCTCCTAGAGGGTCAGGGGGGTCAGGCGGCGAACTTGAGAGCCACGATCGGGCCGGCCTTGCTCGTGTCGCCCAGGTCATGAGCGACCATCGCAACGCGAGCCGTGGCGAAGGTCAGAAGCTGGTCGAACTCGATGAACCGGCTCGCGTCGGTCTTCACGCTGATCTCACGCCGCGTGCCCATCGTGCACGCCTGCGAGAGGTCGCCGAAGAGGCACGCGATCTTGGTCGCCGTGCCCGACAGAGCCGACTCAAGGGGATGGGTCAGCACCACCGGGAAGCCGAGGAACTGGAGCCCGGCACCACCGGCCACGTCGGCACCGTTGTTGCCACCGGCCGCCATGAGCAGCCGCAGCATCGAGGAGCCGTAGCCCGCCGGCGAAATGTAAAACTTCGCATTGCGGCGTGCGTACAGGGGCAGCTTCGCGACCAGATTGGTGAAGTCGAGAAGATCGAGCCCGCCGAACGTGTTGTTCCCCGTGTCGGCCGTCACGACGCTCGCGGAGTGCGTGCCGTCGTTGATGGCGACCGCGACACCCGTGGTGCCGTGGTAGGTGCCACCGCTGCCGGTGCCGATGAAGCCGGCGTTATCGAAGGCTTCGGCATACGCCTGGGCCACCTCGACCGCCATCGCATCGGCGAGGTCGATGACCGAATCCTCGACCAGCGACATCGGCACGCGGTTGTCCACGCCCCAGAGCTTCGCGACGAGTTGCACGTTGTCGAACGTGACGTTGCTCGTCTCGGGAGCCGCGTTCTCGCCGATCGGGCGAGCGGTCAGACCGCCGGTGCGACGGGCGATGAGCAGCGTGTCGCTGTTCATGCCGACGTTGCGGGCGTTCGCGGGATAGGCACCGAACTCCTCGACGAGCCGGATGATCTCGCTGGAGAGTTCATCGTTGGTCAGCACACCGCCGAGCGAGTTGATCCCGCCGGCCTGGGCGCGGCTCTGGACGCCGTGATCGGCACACCACCGACGGGCCTCCTCGTCACCGAGAAGACCGGCACGGATCGCCATGCCGGCACGGTAGGCACGCTCCTCGCAGCGGAAGCCGCGGAGGGGGCGGTGAGCCTTGGGAACGGCGAACACTGGGGTCTTGCGACTCTCCACGGCGGGGGTCTCCTCGACGGTGGCTTCGATCTTCTTGGCGGGGGCGGAACGCTCCAGCACGCTGCGGAGTTCCAGTTCCTTCGCCTGCACGCGCTGCATGAACTCGATCCGCTCGCGGAGCTTGTCGGCCTTCGCCTCAAGCGACCGCAGCGAAGCCTCCTGCTCCTCGGTCATGGGCTCCGCGGGAGCCTCGCCCTCGGGCGCGTCCTCGGTCATCGCCTCCATCTCAGCGACGACGGCGGCCAGTTCTTCGAGCAGTGCCTTCAGCTTTTCCACGAGGATCGCTCCTGTATTCGGGTCTGCGGCGACGCGATCGCGTTCGCCTATCCCGAAACTAGGAGCCGTGCCCCGAAACCATGCAGTTACGCACGGTCGGCAGTAAAAGACTTCCGCCGCACTTCAGCGGCCGGAACGATCTGCTTGTCGGTGCAGCCGCACCGCTGGCACCGCAAATACCGGGTTTGGTATTCGCCGCTGCGAACGCTGGACGCGACGGCGTACTTGCCGTCGCGGCACCGTGGGCACGAATCACCACTAGCGGCCATGCTGCCTCAAGACATCGCGGTAGAACGCGGCCCGCGCCGCAAGATGCTTGCGGGCCTCCTCGTGACGCCGCCGCTCCTGGCGGAAGTGGTCGAATGACCGCTGGGCCACCTTCACGTCGGCGTCTGGATACGCCGGAAACGTCACCGGGCCGACATCGAGAAGCGAGTCGATACGCTGAATCGTCCGCACGCTGCGGCCGTCCTCGACCGCCCACGAGTCGCCGCCCTGCGGCACGGTGAAACTGAACGACGAACCCTTCACGATGCCAGCCTGAATGTTGCTGGCAATATCGCGACCGTAGGACGTGTCAGGCACCGGGAACTCGTAGCGGAGACCCACGTCATCGACGCTCAGTTTGAGCGTGCCGGGATAGCGGGCGAGGGGATAGTTCGGGTCGTGATTCCAGAGTGCCCGCGTCTCCAGCGGGCGACGCCGGCCGCGACGCTCAGCCACGATGGCAAACGCACCGGGATCAAGCCGCTCCACGAAGTCGCCCAGGTCGAGGGACAGCACGCCGAACTTCGCGGCGTAGCCGACAACGTATTCCCGCTCGGCACCGTCTTCGCTGCGGCTCTCGACCGCGAGCAGTGGCACCGCCGACTCGATCTCGTCAATCGCCAGGGAACGCCGTTCGATGTTGCCCATGATGCTCCTGCCCTCCTCGTCTGCCGCTTCGATCTGCTTGGTCAGTTTGCTCGCCCACGCCTGCCCAGGATCACCGCCCCATAGCGCCCAGGCTATACGCCCAGCACTCGGGAAGCCGTCCTCGCCGGGGCTCCATCCTTCGCCCTGCTTGTCCACCTCGTGCCGGGCGAAGTAGCTCTCCATCCGCTTCGCCGTGTCTGGCGAGATGTTCGTGCCGTTCGAGAGGTCGCGTGCTCTGGCAACGCCGACTGCCGTGCCGCCGCGGCCGTACTCGTCACGCCACGCGAGCCCCTTCGCCGCTTCCTCGCGAACGCCATCCGGCGGGCTGAAGTCGATGTGGTCATATCTAGCCGCCACGCTTCCGCCTCCGCGGCTTGGCTCGCGACGACTGCTCAACCGGCGGCGGCTCGGGCAGCGGGTCGATCTTCGTGAGCGTCGCGACCTTGTGCCCGACTTGCGTGCCGGTCGGCCGCCACCCGCCGCTGACCTCCTCATAGACAGTGATGAGGGCGGCGGGGTCTTCCTCGGTCGCGTCGATCGTGAAGTCGGTGCCGGGGATATCGAGCGTGCCGTAGTCCATGACGTGATCGACTCGCCCGCGAGCGCGACCGCCAGACGAATCCCACGACACGAAGTCGCCCTCCGCGACGCTGCCGGGGGCGGCACGCTGGGAGGCTTCCTCCAAGGCGGGAGCCTCGCCCGGCATCGCGACCGGCTCGGTGTTCGTGCCGGCGATGATCGCGTTCACCGTCGATGCTGGGATGCCTGGGAACGCGGCGGCGATAATCGCCTTCGCACCTTGCTCGTTCAAGAGCCCGGCGTTGTATTGGGCGACGATCTCCAACAGGCTCGAAACCTGGGCACCGTTGAGCGACACGTCGGCGATCTGCGGGCCTTCCTCGGCCTCGACCGCCGGGGCTTCGCTGGCCGGCTCGGGAGCCGGGGCAACCTCGTCCACCACGATCTCCTCGACCACCGGTGCCGGCACTTCCGGCTCGGCAGCCGCCTTATCGAGCGTGGTCATGTTGAGTTGCACGAACCGCGTGTCGCCGCCTTCGACGGGGTTCATGTTCTCCCACGAGCGGATCTCGTTCACGCTCGCCACGCCTAGATTCCAGAGCGTGTTGTAGTAGGTCGCCCGGCCCGCGGCGTCGGCCCGCAACGCACCGCGCGTGTCGAACTCTGCGAAATATTCGTCGTCGTCGAGAAGGTCGCGAGCGATGGCAGACTCGATCCGCCGCAGCCACGGCATCAAGCCGTTCTGCACGTAGTCAAGCGACTGCTGCTCGATGTTGCTGTATGACGACCGCGACAGGTCGCCCACGAGATGCGGCGGGATGCCCCAGATGCGGCACACCTCCTCGACTTGGAATCGCCGCGCCTCCAAAAACTGCGACTCTTGATTGTTGCCGCCGAGCTCGTTGACCTTGAGCCCGCCCTGCAAGACTGCCGTTCGGTTGCTGCGGTCGGGGCCGCGATGAGCGCGTTCCCACTGGTTCCGCGTGTTCTCGGCCGCCTCGGGCGAAAGCATCTGATCGGTCGAGAGGATCACGCCTGGACGTGCCCCGTTGCCGAAAAACGTCGCCCCGTGAATCTCGCACGCGCGTGCCAGCCCGATTGCGTCGCGGGCAAGCTCGATCATCGACATCCCGTTCACGCCGTCGTCGCTCATGCCGCGAACCGACATGATCGCATCTTGCGTGTAGACGGTCGAAGTGCCAGACGCCTCGCGATACGTGTACCGCAGCCGGCCGTTCTCAATCTGATCGGTCTTCATCCGCGACGGGTGCAGCGGCACGATTTCGCTGATCTGCCCGCCCGCATACACCTTCTCGTCAAACGCCGCGCCGGTCGCCAGCAAGTGCAGCATCATCTGCTCTCGCCACTCAAACGAGGTCTGCCACGAGTTCGGCTGCGTGTGCAGGATGCGATAGAGCGGGTGCTCGCGAGCGATCTCTTTGCCACCGCCCGGCAGCCGGCGATACAGGTGCAGCGGCAAGCCCGCCACGCTGGTCGAGAGCACGCGGATGCACGCGAGCACCACGGTAGACCGCAGGGCCGTCTCCGCGTCCACCTTGACGCCCGACGGGTTGCGGTTGCTCGATGCCCAGCCGCCGGATTCGTAGTCCCAGTTGCGGGCGTCTTCGCCAGGGAGCCAGAGGATGCGGTGTGCGTTGGCGATCATAGGATCAGGATGGAGGGTTCGGCTGCTGGCTTGTTCGTGATCTGCGACGACTCCCAGCCACCAAGGGCAAAGATGAGAGCCACGATTCCGTCGATGCGACCCGTGCTCTTTTTCTTCACCGGCCGCACGTCCTCAAACGCGTTTGTCTCCACGGTCACATTCGCGGCCATCCACGACAGAACGGGGTTGCCGCCGTGGCGAATTCGGTTCTGCAGCGTGAGAGCCTCAAGCCTTTTCGTGCCCGAGCTCATGCCGCGGAACCCTTGGCTCCATCCTGACACTTTCAGCCCCGCCCCTTGCAGTTCCACCGCCAACTGCACCGCCCCGGTGAGATCCATGTAGACGTGCTCGATCTGGTGATTCTTCGCGTACTCAAGCACGAACTCGCGAATCTTCGAGTGGTCGATCACGTTCCCGTCGGTCGCCGTGATGTAGCCAGAGTTCACCCAATGCTGAAAGGGTTGCCGGTCGGTTCGCTCCCGCTCCATGATGAGGTCGCGCGGTGCCCAGAACATCGCGTCCACCTCGAACTCGTCGCCCTCGCACGGGTACAGAGCGACCATCGCCGATAGGTCAGTGCTCTTCGACAAGTCCATGCCGAGGATGCACTTCCGCCCGGCGAATGGAGAAGTCGGGCCGGACGAGCACGCAGCCCACTTCTCGGGGTCAAGCCACCGCTGGCTGCTCTCAGTCCAGACCCCGAGCGAGTAGCGGAGCCAGCCGTTCAGCTTGGTCGCTTTGTTCTTCGCCTCGCGGGCATCCGCCGCGAACGATTCCTCGGTCATGGTGATGCCCATGCCGGGGTTGACCCGCCGCCATACCGCCGGGTCGAAGTAGTCCTCCGAGCCGTCAGTCTTCGCCCCGTAGATCCGCCCGTAGAACCGGGGATCATACTTCGGGTCGGCGATGACTTGCTCAGCGTACTCGTGCTGCTCCCAGCAAATCGTGTCGCGGCGATCGCCCGCCGTGGTGATCGTGCAAAGCAGCGGAGCCCGGCGAGATCGACCCGAGTACCGCAACGCCTCGAATAGCCGGCGGTCGGGCCACGCGTGCAGTTCGTCGCAGAACACGAACGAATACGACGGGCCTTCCGCCGCCCCGGCGTCCCGCGAGATCACCCGCATACTTGATCCGGTCGCGGCACAGAATATCGTCTTCCGCGAGTCGATCACTTCGAGCACGTCGCGTAGCTCGGGCGACCGCTTCACCATCGCGGCGGTCTCGTCAAAGATGATGCCGGCTTGGTTGCGATCCTTCGCCGCGATGCACCCGAGCTCGCCTTCGCCCTCCATCAAGAGATGCCAGATGGACAGGCACGACAGGAGCGTGCTCTTTGCGTTTTTCTTCGGCACCTCCAGGTACGCGAGCCGATAGCGGCGGGTATCTTCGCCCTTGACCTTCCACCCGTAGAGCGGCTCGATCACGTCGTGCTTGTGCCAATCGAGCAGCCGCATCGGCTCGCCGGCTTTGGCGGTCGGGGAGTCTTTTGTGTGACAGCACACCGACTCCAGAAACCCGATCACGAGATCGGCGTCATCCTGGCGGTATTCGTAGCCCGGCACCCGCTCGGCTTCACGCCTTGCGGGAAGCCTTGAGGGCGCGGAACTTTTCGAGGGCGCTTTCCGCCTTGGCATCCGGCTCCACCTTGAGCGACGACCTCGCGGCCGGCGACAGCCCGAAGTCGCTCTCCAGTTGTCGCAGTTGCTGGGCGAGCTTATGGGCGATGCTCACCTCGGGACGTTGAGCGACGTACTTCACCTCGCCCTTGTCGTTCAGAATTCCATACGTGTCGCCGTCTGCCTTCAGTTTCGCCCGGACGGCAAGCCACCATTCCCACGTGTCGCAGTAGCGGGCGAGTGCCTCGACATCGGCACGCGTCATCACGCGGGTCGCCTGGAGCATCGGCAGCAACTCGCGCCACCTGGCGGCGGCGACTTCGCCAAGGTGAGGCGGCATCGCGATGCCGTCGGCCGGCGGCTGCGGCTCGGCGTCGTTTAGCCGCTGCTTGCCAGGATTGCCGCGAAGGATTTTCAACGGCGTCGGGGCTGGTTTTGGTCCGCGTCTGCCCATGATGTTTGCTTGATGAAAAACGGGGCAATCCGGGTGGCGACCCTACCCCCGTGGCGTTACCCGCGGCCACCCCTCCCCACTGGGACTTCTGGTTTTCCTCAGACGTGCCCGGCGCGGCGGCACCCGCCCTCCCCGCCGGCACCGGCTGCCTATCTTCCGTGCAATCATTCGCGGTTGCTTTTCCGGCTGTGGCAACTCACGCACAGACACTGCCCGCCGGCCACGTCATACCGCGAGCGTCCATCGCGGCAGTGGTCGGTGCCATGCACCACCGGGCTGACGTGATCCGCGTGCGCCTGCCGCTTGTCAGCACACACGCGGCCGCATTGCTGGCACTGCCACGCGTCGCGGGTCAGCACCGCCAGCCGCCACGCCTTGTGCCTGGCGTCGCAGTACCCACGGGCTGCCGCGTTTGGTCGCTGCTCTGCCGCTGTGACGCTGGCGGAGCGGAGACGCGGCGGCCTGTGAGTGGGGATACGCGTCGGCATATCTCACGACTTGAACGACACGATCCCGATGGTTCCGGTCGAGTTCGTGGTACCGCTGACAATCCGCACGTAGGGCACAGCGAACACCGCGTCGGGCAGCGAATAGATTTGCCCCTCGGTCGTGCTCGGGGCGAGCGTCACGTCGGCGGCCGAGCCATCGGCACCATACACCCGGCGGTACGGGCCGGCCTCCGCGATCGAGCCCCAGCACTGGAGCGAAGCGGATGCCGTGACCATCGTGCCGACCGAGATGACGCCGCCGGCCATGTCGTCAACGCGGATCGTGGTGGCGTCGGCGGTCGCCGTGCCGAGGGTGATGCTGACGCTGCGAACGCGACGCTTGATCTTGATTTCGCTCATGGCTGCTCCAGTGTGGCGCGGGTCTGGCCCGACTCGTGGCCTGTCTCCAGCCTACGCCGCGAGCCCCGCAGGCTTGCAGTTCACTTGTGCTGCGGCACGCGTGCGGGTGGCACCGGGTGCTCGATCCCGTACATCTGGTTGCCCATCACCCGCACCTCGCTTGAGTCGATGTGCACCACGCGGCCGTCGGCGAAATGGTGCACCACCCAGACGGTATTGATCGCCGGCCCGTAGTCGATGAGGAACAAGGCGTGCCCCTCGCCCAGCGGCGTCGTCACCCAGACGGGCGGGTTGCACTGGAGCATCATGCCGCTTCGAGCTCTTTGACCCGAGCCCGCAACCGCTCGATCTCATCCGCTGCCTCGGCCAGCGCCATGCGTTGCTCTTGGTGCTGCCGCTCGGCAGTGGCGAACCGCTCGGCTAGGTCACGCCCGAGGTGGTAGGACGCCAGGAGTCGCAGGCGTGCGGTCAGGTCGTCATTCATGTGGGCTGTGTATCACGAATGATACGTTTCCCGAACGTCTCGACGCTCTTTATCTACGGTCACGGCCCCGATAACGCCGCATTACGCCAGGCTCGGGGCGGGCTAATTAGATGGTTCTCACTTCGTCCGCTCCAGCAGCCCCCGCAGCGTGGCGGCGTGCCGCTCCACCGCATACGCCGAGCCAACGTATTCCACTGCGACCTCCAGGGCTTCACGTTCCTCGTCTGTGATGGTCGGCCCCGCCCCGCCTACATCAGTGACCGACGCGGTGCGTGGGCCTTCGACGGGAGCAGGGCCGACGTTCTGGATGGCAAGCCGCATGGCGGTTTGGATCATCTGCGTGGCGCGTTCCTCGTTGCCGTCCGTCGTATCGCGGTAGTCCTGAGCGCAACTGACGCAGAACAGGATCGCCTCAATCTGATCGTCGGTCAGCCGCAGCCGCTGAATCTCTTCGTACTGATCCTGCTCTCTCGCGGTGCAGCGGCAGTTTACGTCGTAGGGGCCGCAAATCGGACAAGCAGCGTCCATGCAATCGCCTCCCCTTGTCATGTTCCGCAGCAAAAAAACTGGCACGCCCAAACGATCAGCCCAGCCAATCCGAACACTACAACCGCCGAGAACAGTAGCCCGCCGAGCGTGGCTGGCGCGTCGCTGTCTGGCTCCCGCTGGTTAGCGGCAGACGCGGCGACGGCGGCGATCACTGCTGGGTCGATCATGTGAGAACCACGCGATGCAGCGGACCCGCGATGCCGTCTGCGGAATGGTAAGTCAGCGGTCGCGGGCCGCTGATCGCTGGCGTTCTGTGGCTACACGTTGCCGCAATACGTACATGAAAATATGAACATTATGGACGTTATTTCTCGCAAAGCGTTTCGTCGCAGCACTTTACGTCCCGCGCAATTCCATCCGAGTTTTGTGCCAATGCCTGCCACTTAGCCGCACGCTCCGCCATTGCCCACTTCTTTGCGTCCGCTGCCTCCGACTGCAACTGCTCCACGGTCGCAAGCAACTGAACGAGGCAATGCCTCGCATCAACCATCGCATTGCCGGTCTCGCGTTCGCGGTCGGTGTTCCACTGCCCGCCAGCAAGTCGCTTTAGGTCTGCGATCACGCGGTCAACGGTCGGGAAGTCGCTCATCTTTTTCCGATCCTACGCTCACAGAACCACGCGATGCAGCGGACGAGCCGCTGATCGCTGACGTTCTCTAACGACCCCGGCGGGGTTGGCTTGCCGCTTTATCAGTGCGGTGCCGCCCGCCGGGATCGCTGTGCCATTGCAAATGCTAGGTACTTTTTCTTTCCGAACTAGGTTTCGCAAACGGCGTCAGTTTCCGCCTGTAGGGCCGGTACGGTATTTCGACATTATTGTTTCGGACGCAATCAGCCGGAAATGGTGTACCGACGCGACCTAGTGCGTGTACGGTCAGTTGGCTGGCGGTTCAAACTTCATCGCCGTTGGGTCAGGCCCGCCGGTGCGATGCGTCGGCTTCGTCGGCGTCCAATCCACCTCCTTCACAGGAAACCCTTCCACGGTCGTCTGGCTCCACATCTGGTCAACCTGTTGGGCCATAGCGATTTGCACTGCCGTGACAATGGACGCGGCGACCGGGCAGGGCGGCAGCGTGGAGGGCCACAATACGGAGTCGTCGTCACACATGCCGCCACCCCCGCAGCCACTCAGCCCACGACCAGCCCGGCGACATGGGTTCGTCCACTCTGCATTTGCGGTACTCAATCATTTGTGCGCTCCAGCAGACCCAGCAGCAACTTCGATGCAGAAGCGGTCTTATGGTGTTTAGCACATACTTCAATTACGGCTCGCTCATCGTCAGTCAGCCGCAACCGCTCCACCTCATCGGTCAGCAGTTGCACCTGCGTCCGCAGGTAGGCGACCTCGTCGCTTTTGGCGGTCAGTTGTTCCAAGTGGTCGAACATCATCCGGTCGAAAACAATGTCACTCATTCGCGCCCGTCCTTCCTGCGAATCTCGCGGCCCTTTTTGATTCCACGTTCAATGGCATCACGGATCAGAGCGGCCCACTCATCGACCGACAAGTGATCCCTGTTGTCAATGATGTCAGCCACGGCATCCTCCAAAGGCAGGTAGACCCACTTGGCTTCTTCAGCCATCGAATCAGTAGCCGCCGTGACGCATGGCGTGTCACCCCCGACCATGTCGCCAGTCAGGCAAAGTTCGTCCGACTCGCCATCCGTTCGCAAGAGCATGGTGTCTTCAATCAGCGTGCGTGCGTGTTTCATGCCTTTCTCCTTTTGTAAAAACTCCCGTCGCCAGCCCTACATCGATGTCATTCGATACGCTGCTGCGCCGCAGCGCCTGCCTGACTCATCAGGCTCTTCGGAACTGGCTGACGGGAGCCGATTGCGTTCGCAATCCACCTCCGGTGCCCCGGATTGCCAGTAGTCTACTGATGCTGCCAAGCGAGTCTACGCCTGTTTCCATCTCGCATCCGCTCCAGCTTGAGCCTGCTCGCCAATGTCTGGATTGCCCGGTCGCATCTCGGGCACCTTGACTCGGAGCATCTTTGCCAACGCCTGCCGGATTGCCTCACTCGGAGTGACGCCGTGCTTCTTGCAGTAATCCGCCATCGGCCCCGCGAGCGGGCCGAGGCGGAAGGTGATGCGGTCGTTCATGCGATCTCCGCTTCGATCGCCTTCATGCGGGCCTCAATCCAATCGGCCGGGTGCCGGGTGCCGCCGACGTTGCAGAACCGCACGTCGTCGAATCCGTGCGTCCGGCAGATGAGGTAAACCGTGCCGTCGTCGAACCGCACCTCGGCACCGCAGATGTCCAGCGTGTCGGCAAACTTGGTCAGCCGGTCGAAGAGCTTGGTTTCAGCCTTGGTCAGCTTCTTGGTGGCGTTCATTTGATTCCCTTTCGCGTTGGTGTCGTTGCCCGTCATGCCCTAAGTATACCTAATGTCGGACGGAAGGCAAGCCCGCCTGAAAGATTTTTTCGGAACCCCGCTTTTTCCGGGGAAAACAGGCATTTCCGCCCCCGTCGGACAGTTGGCACCGTGAGAATCCGGGGGCTCGCCGGGGGATTTCCGGCGCGGCTGGACATTGTGGGTCTAGCGTCACTCAGCCGGATCGGGCGGCAGCAGCGCGACCGCATCGGCCCACGGCAGGACTTCGACGCTGGCATTCAGCACCGCCTTGTCGGCGGCGTTCCACATGGCCTCCAGCAGCCCGCCCGGCCCGATCTCGGTCAGCACGTCGGCCGA